TGCTAATAAGGAGATCTGATTATGGTGGAGATTAACGACCACAGTTTCATACAGACCGTTTCACTAGTTGCGTTAGCAGTCGTTGCTTTCTCAGTTGGAATTCAAAAATTGTTAAAAGACTGGAAAAGTACTAATGCGGAAACTAGTGTTATTACATTAATGCATACAGAGCTAGAGCGCATGAGTGAACAAAACGGCTTACTAGCAACCGAATTAAATCGCTTACAACAAGAAATGATTCTTTTAAATTCTCAACTAGCACAGTTATGCCTTGAGAATCAGCAACTACAAACCGAAGTTGTAGCTCTAACAGAAGAAGTAAATAAATTTAGAGTGTCGGCTACTCTTGCGGCAGCAAAGAAAGTAAGGTAATATAATGGAACCAGCAAAGATTAATTATAAAATTTACCAAGGTAGTACATTTGAAGAGACTCTTCGCTGGGAGTCCGAAACAAAACAATATGTGCCGATTTCAGGCATTAGTCAAACAGCCCCATGCGTAATTACTACTAGCGGAACTCATAGTGTGCCAGTAAACTGGCGAGTACGAGTAACTGGTGTTAATGGCATGAAAGATATTAACACCATTGCAGATGATGCATACTATCTAGTAACTAGTAAGACTTCGAATTCGATAACCCTAAACCAGGTAAATTCGGCAGCATACGGAGCATACGCTAGCGGAGGTATTTTATCTTGGAATACCCCTATACCCTTAGCTGGGTACACTGCACAAATGCAGATTCGTGAAACTTTAGAATCTACAACAGTTATTGCAGAGTTGACCACAGCCAATAATGGTATTATAATTGATCCAGTAAATTTTACTATTCAAATGAAATTGTCATCAGCAGCTACACGTGCTTTTACTTTTGACGCAGCTGTTTATTCAATGGAATTAACAGACAACCAAGGAACTGTATACCCTTTCTTAAGCGGAAGTATTAGCTTAACCAAGGAGGTTACACGATGACAACAGAAATAATCATAACCGAAGTTAATAACGCGGTTATAATTGAACGCAAAGAACCAGTAGTTGTTTCTTCGCAATCACAAACAAAAATAGTGGTAGGGGGTATGATTGGCCCCCACGTTACTACTCTAAGAGGTCTATCAGATATGGATCTAACCGATTTAACTGGCGGAAGCTTATTAGTTTATAATGCCGGAACAGAAAAATGGACAGCAACCACTATGCTTGATCAGCAAGTGGTTGATGCAGGTCAGTTTTAAAGGAACATAATTATGTCTATCTTAAGAATTAAACGTAGTGTTACTACAGGTAACCCCCCGGTACTCGCACAAGGCGAACTAGCTTACTCAGCTTTTCCAGGTGATGGTGGTGATCGCTTATACATCGGTATGGGTACTGAAACCAACTTTAATGCTGTAAACCATATTATTATTGGCGGTAAGCGTTATACTGATATGGTTGACGCAGCTACTAATGTGGGCACAAACAATACTTTAGTAAAACGCGACGGAGCAAATACTGCATATTTAAACATTATTGGTAATGTTACTGGTAGTGTTACTGGTGGTATTAGCGGAGATGTAACAGGTAATGTAATTGGTAACGTAACTGGTAATGTTACAGGAAATATAACAAGTACTGGAGCAAGCTCATTTACTAATGCAACGATTACTGGTGGTAGCATCAACGGTACAGCTATTGGCGCTACAGCAGCTTCTACAGTTACTGGTACTACAATTACTGCTACTACAGGATTTGTTGGTAATGTAACTGGTAACGTTACAGGAAATGTAACTGGTAATGTAACTGGTAATTTAACTGGCGACGTTTTAGCAACAGATGTTACTGCAAGCTCTTTAACAGAAGGTCGTATTGTATTTTCTGATGCTGCTGGTAAATTAATTGACGATGGCGAGTTAAATTACAATGCTACTACAAATACATTAAGCACAGGTATTATCAGTTTAACAGGGGGCATATCCTCTGTAGATGTTACTGCAAGTTCTTTAACAGCAGGTCGTGTTACCTTTGCTGGTACTGCTGGTAAGTTAGTAGATAATTCTGGCTTAACTTTTGCTAGCGGAGTGTTAACTTCTACAGGCGGTTTTGCAGGTAACATAACTGGTAATATTACTGGTAACGTAACGGGTAATGCAGATACTGCAACTAGTTGGTTAAACTCTCGTAACCTTAGCTTAACTGGTGATGCTACTGCCACTCTTTCAAATGTTAACGGATCTGCAAATGTTTCAGCAGCCCTTACATTAGCAACTGTAAACAGTAATTTAGGTAGCTTTGGTTCTGCAACAGCAATCCCAATAGTCACAGTTAATGAAAAAGGTTTAGTAACTGCAGTAAGCACAGCAAATATTGCAACTACCCTTAATGTTAGCGGTACAACAGGTACTGATTCAATAAGCTTATTATCAGATACTCTTTCAGTCGTTGGTGGACAGGGTGTTGAAACCACAGTTACTAATAACACTATTACAGTTGCTTTAGCTGGTAGTGCCACCATGACCGCTCTGACTCTTACCGGAGCACTAGCAGCAAATGCAGTTACAGTTGCTACTACACTTAGTGCTGGTAACACAAATGTTAATGATCTTACTGTTGGTGGTAACGCAATCGTTACCGGAAACTTAACAGTTAATGGTACAATGACTACTGTAAGTTCTACAACAGTTACAATTGCTGATAAAAACTTACAATTAGCACCAGCTGCAAACACAGCAATTTTAAGCGACGGCGGTGGTTTAACAGTAGGTACTACTTTAGATGGATTTACAGCAGCAAGTTTAACATATTCAGCTATTGATAATCGTTGGAATTTAAACAAAGACCTTACCGTTGCTAATGTTTACGGTGCTTTAGTTGGTAATGCTTCAACAGCTACTAAGTGGGCTACTGCTCGCAATCTAACTTTAACTGGTGATGCATCAGCTACAATCTCTAGTGTAGATGGCTCAGCAAATGTTTCAGCTGCACTTACATTAGCAACTGTTAATAGTAATATTGGAAGTTACGGAGATTCAGTAACAGTTCCTAACTTTACAATTAATGCAAAAGGTTTAGTAACTGCTGCAGGCAGCACAGCAATCCCATTTGCTTCTACTAGCGTAAAAGGTTTAGCAAGTTTTGATTCTGAGCAGTTTACTATTACTTCAGGTGCAGTAACTTTAACAGCAATTGATGGCGGATCGTTTTAATTAAAGGGAGACTTCTATAAGTTTCCCCATCCTTTTTAGGGCTAACTATGGCAACAAATAAGATTATTCTTAAGAAATCTGCGGTATCAGGGAAAGTACCCTTAACCACAGATCTCGACTATGGCGAGTTAGCCGTTAATTATACAGATGGCAAAATCTATTTTAAATCATCAAGCAACGAAGTAAAGTATTTTAAAGACATACTTAGACTTGATGATTTATTAGACGTAAACATTGTAAATCCAGTAGTAGGACAATCACTACAGTATACTGGCACTGAATGGATTAATAGTAATAATAGCGGAAATATTCCGTTTAGCGCAACTACAAGACAGTATATAGCAGATGGATCAAATGTTACTTTTGCAATTAGCAGTGGTCTAGGTTTTAGTAATATTTTAGTTTTTATGGGCGGAATTGCCCAATCTAGTACTGATTACGCAGTAGTAAATAGTAATGTAATATTTAATATTGCTCCTCCAGCAGGATTGCAGGTAGTAATCAGAGAAATATCTGGGTATGGAGAAGTAGGCCCTACAGGTGCTGCATCTACTGTTGTAGGACCTACGGGCCCTACAGGTCCTCAAGGTATTCAAGGAGCTGCATCAACAGTAACAGGTCCTACAGGTGCACAAGGGACTCAAGGTGTTACAGGTCCAACAGGTGCGCAAGGTATACAAGGAATTCAAGGAATTCAAGGTGTTACAGGTCCAACAGGTGCAGAAGGTATTCAAGGTCCTACAGGTGCTCAAGGGATTCAAGGTGTTACAGGCCCTACAGGAATTCAAGGAATTCAAGGAATTCAAGGTATTGTAGGCCCAACAGGTGCTCAAGGAATTCAAGGAATTCAAGGTGTTACAGGCCCAACAGGTGCACAAGGTGATCAAGGTATTCAGGGTGTTGTAGGCCCAACAGGTGCTCAAGGAATTCAAGGAATTCAAGGAATTCAAGGAATTCAAGGTGTTACAGGCCCCACAGGTATTCAAGGTGTTGTAGGTCCTACAGGTGCTCAAGGGATTCAAGGTGTTACAGGCCCCACAGGTGCTCAGGGTATTCAAGGTATTCAAGGACCAACAGGAGCTGACTCAACAGTAGCAGGTCCAACAGGTCCTCAAGGTCCTACAGGTTCAGAAGGAACAGGATTTCCTTTTTCCATAGGTATTAAAAGATTTATTGGTAACGGTACTACAGCAGATTATACTATTGATAGTGGTTTTACTATCAATAATCTTATGGTCGCTGTAAACGGTATTTTATTTGACCCAACTGTAGAATACACACTTTCCGGAACTACACTTTCATTTGCTACAGCCCCTGCTAATAATTCTGAAATTATTATAAGACAGATGCGTGGAGATGGAGCTACAGGCCCAACAGGTGTTCAGGGCCCAACAGGTGTAGGTCCAACAGGTGCACAAGGTATTCAAGGAATACAAGGTATACAAGGAATAACTGGTCCTACAGGATCACAAGGTATTCAAGGTCCTACAGGTTCTACTGGTTTAGGTTTTGCAATTGCAAAAATATATGCAAGCGTAGCTGCTTTAACAGCTGATACTGCACCAACAGGAATTGTTGCAGGTCAGTTTGCAATTATTGATACAGGTAATGTAGAGAATCCAGACGATTCAAAACTGTATTTATGGAATGGCACAGCATATACATATACAACAGACCTTAGCGGAGCTAGCGGACTACAAGGTCCTGTAGGTCCAACAGGTGCTCAAGGAATTCAAGGAGCTGCATCAACAGTAACAGGTCCCACAGGTGCTCAAGGTGTTACAGGTCCCACAGGTGCTCAAGGTATACAAGGTATACAAGGTGATCAAGGTATTCAAGGTGTTACAGGTCCAACAGGTACACAAGGTATTCAAGGTCCTACAGGTGCTGACTCAACAGTAGTAGGTCCAACAGGTGCACAAGGTGCACAAGGTATTCAAGGTATTCAAGGTGTTACAGGTCCTACAGGTGCTCAAGGTATTCAAGGTGTTACAGGTCCAACAGGTGCACAAGGAATTCAAGGTGTTGTAGGTCCTACTGGTTCACAAGGTACACAAGGAATTCAAGGAATTCAAGGAATTCAAGGTGTTACAGGCCCAACAGGTGCTCAAGGACCTACAGGTGCTGATTCAACAGTAGCAGGTCCTACAGGTGCACAAGGTACACAAGGTCCTACAGGTCCCACAGGTGCACAAGGTATCCAAGGTATTGCAGGTGCTGATTCAACAGTAGCAGGTCCTACAGGTGCTGTAGGTCCTACTGGTTTACAAGGTATTGCAGGACCTACAGGTGCTCAAGGTATTCAGGGTGTTCAGGGCTTACAAGGTATTCAAGGACCTATAGGTAACGGATTCCCTTTTATAATTACTACTAAAACTTATACAGGGGATGGCACTACTACTAGTTTTACTATTGATAGTGGATATACTGTTGACAGTATAATAGTTATTTCTAATGGTTTAGTATTAAAACCAACAACAGATTATACGCTAAGTGGAACAACATTAACGTTTACAGCAGCACCTTTTACTGGTGAAGAACTTGTTGTTAGACAAATGATTGGTGACGGTCCTACAGGCCCAACAGGTCCCTCAATTGATTTAACTAACGTTAGTAGCCATATTATACCTGCATTAGATCAAGTATATAATATTGGTTCTGCAACAAAACGTTGGAACACTGGTTATTTTGCTGCTAATACAATCGACCTAGGCGGTACGCCAATTAGTGTTAGTAATGGATTTTTATCTGTTGGTGGTCAGAGTATTGGTTATGGCGCTACAGGTCCTACAGGTCCAACAGGTGCACAAGGTATTCAAGGTATTCAAGGAGCTGACTCAACAGTAGCAGGTCCTACAGGTGCTACAGGTATTCAAGGGCCTCAAGGTATTCAGGGTACTCAAGGTGCTCAAGGTGCTCAAGGTATTGCAGGAGCTACAGGTCCTACCGGCAATCAAGGTGCTGCAGGAGCGATAGGTCCAACAGGTCCAACAGGTCCAACAGGTGCAACAGGTGCACAAGGTATACAAGGTATTGTAGGACCTACAGGTTCTACTGGTCTTGGTTTTGCAATTGCAAAAATTTACGATAGCGTTGCTGCATTAGTTACAGACACAGCCCCTACAGGAATTGTAGCAGGTCAGTTTGCAATTATTAACACAGGAAGTGTTAACGACATAGACAATGCTAAGTTGTATCTTTGGAATGGTTCAACATACACATATACTACTGATTTAAGCGGTGCAAGTGGTATTCAAGGCCCTCAAGGTATACAAGGTACTACAGGACCTACTGGTGCACAGGGCGATCAAGGTATTGCAGGACCTACTGGTTCACAGGGTATTCAAGGACCTACAGGTGCTCAAGGTACTGCAGGTCCTACAGGTTCACAAGGTGTTGCAGGTCCTACAGGATCACAAGGTGCACAAGGTATTCAGGGTATTCAAGGTGCACAGGGCGATCAAGGTATTGCAGGTCCAACAGGTGCACAAGGTACTGTAGGCCCCACAGGATCACAAGGTATTCAAGGTCCAACAGGTGCTGACTCAACAGTTGCAGGACCTGCAGGTGCTCAAGGTATCCAAGGTCCTACAGGTGCTCAAGGTCCTACAGGTCCTACAGGTTCACAAGGTATAACAGGCCCTACAGGTGCACAAGGTGTTGCAGGCCCTACAGGTGCTGACTCAATAGTCGCAGGCCCTACAGGTGCTCAAGGTACTGCAGGTACTGCAGGTCCTACAGGTCCTACAGGTGCTCAAGGTACTGCAGGTACTGCAGGTCCTACAGGTGCTCAAGGTACTGCAGGTGCTGAAGGTATCCAAGGTCCTACAGGTGCTCAAGGTATAACAGGTCCTACAGGATCACAAGGTATAACAGGTCCTACAGGATCACAAGGTATAACAGGTCCTACAGGATCACAAGGTATCCAAGGTCCTACGGGATCACAAGGTGCTACAGGATCACAAGGTGCTACAGGTCCTACAGGATCACAAGGTATCCAAGGTGCTATAGGTGGCACAGATTTTGTTTTTGACAATGTAGGGTTTAATTACTCAGTTACTGGTTTTGCAGATTCCACTTACCCAACACTAACTGTGGTTAGAGGACAATTATATTACTTTAATTTAACTAATATAATGAGTGGTCATCCACTAGCTTTAAGATTAGCTAGTCAAGATACTTCTGTGGTGCCAGGTACTACTGGAAATGATCCAGTAAACGGTGTTTATGGTAATGGAACAGTAGCAACTATTGTAACATACAAAGTTCCTTTTGACGCTCCTTCAACAATATATTATCAATGTAAATTCCACCCTGGAATGATTGGTACAATTAATGTTGTTGATCTAGCGGGTGCTACAGGTCCTACAGGTTCACAAGGTATTGTAGGTCCTACAGGTTCACAAGGTACTGCAGGTTTAACAGGTGCTACAGGCCCTACAGGTTCACAAGGTATTGTAGGTCCTACAGGTTCACAAGGTACTGCAGGTTTAACAGGTGCTACAGGCCCTACAGGTGCACAAGGTATCCAAGGTATCCAAGGTATTGCAGGTCCTACAGGTGCTGCATCAACAGTTGCAGGCCCAACAGGCCCACCAGGTCCTCCTGGTACAGGCGGTAGTGGCGAAGGTATTACTGGACCTACAGGACCAACAGGTGCTCAAGGTTTAACTGGACCAACAGGTGCTACAGGTTTAACTGGACCTACAGGTGCTACAGGAGTAGGTACTACAGGTCCTACAGGATCTACAGGACCAACAGGTGCTCAAGGACCTGCTGGTCAAAACGGCACAGCAACACTTTCACCAGCAACTACCACAACTTTAGGTGGTATTAAAGTTGGTAATAATTTAACAATAACTGAAGATGGTACACTAAACGCACTAGCAGGTGGTGGTAGTGGGGGCGGTCTATCTGACGCATTTAGCACTTTAGCAGTTAATGGGCAAACAAGTTTAGTAGCAACAGGACAATCAACGTTACAATTTGTTGCAGGACCTGGTATTATACTTAATACCAACAACACAACAAGTCCAAAAAGTTTAACACTAACAAGTACACTTCAAGGAATCAATTTAGATGGCGGACGTCCTGATTCTGTTTATGGTGGTTTACCCTTAATTGATGGGGGAGGAGTAATTTAATGGCAATTCACGTTCAACTAAGACGCGGCACAGCAGCACAATGGGCTAGTGTTAATCCTATTCTTGTAGAGGGTGAGCTTTGCGTAGAATTAGACACAGAAAAGTTTAAGATTGGTAACGGAGTATCCGCTTGGAACTCCTTACCTTACTCTTCAGGGGCAATAGGCCCCACGGGGCCACAAGGTATAGCAGGTAATGATGGTAACTTTGGTGGTGCATCATTTGACTATACATTTGATACTAGTGTAACAAATAGTGACCCTGGACCAGGAAAGTTAAAATTCAATAACGCTTCTCTCAATCTTGCAACAATATTGCGAATTGATGATTTAGATGACACTTCCGCAGATATTCAAGAGTACGTAAGAGGAATTAATAATTCTTCTGCCGCTATAAAAGGTCACTTTAGAATTTCTAAGAAGTCTAACCTTTCAGTATTTGGATTATTTACAATAACTTCAATTTCCGAAGAGCAAGGCTTCTTCAATATAAGTTGTTCTTTTGTTAGTGGAAGCAGTAATACTCCCTTTGTAAATTCTGAAGATATACTTATTACCTTTGCTAGAGTAGGTATTCAAGGTGCTCAAGGTATTCAAGGACCTCAAGGTATTCAAGGACCTCAAGGTATTGCAGGTCCTATGGGTCCACAAGGTGTACAAGGTCCTCAAGGTGCACAGGGTCTCAAAGGTGACCAAGGTATACAAGGACCTATAGGTAACGGATTCCCCTTTATAATTACTACTAAAACTTATACAGGAGACGGCACTACAAGTACATTTACTATAAGCCCAAATCTTAGTGTTAATAATTTATTAGTAATTGTTAATAATACAATATTAAGACCAACAACAGACTATACAGTTTTTGGTACTAGTTTAGGATTTACAACACCTCCTGCTAATGCAAGTCAAATTGTAGTTAGAGAAATGCTTGGTGATGGTCCAACAGGCCCTGCAGGCCCTGCATCAATAATTCCAGGACCTCAAGGTCCCATAGGTGAAACAGGCGCAACAGGACCTCAAGGTATTCAAGGTCCCACAGGGGCTCCTTCAACAATAGTAGGACCTACAGGACCAATAGGACTACAAGGGCCAACAGGATTACAAGGGCCACAAGGTATTGAAGGTATACGAGGTCCTACAGGTCCAGCAGGTCCAGTAGGCACTACTCCTTACAGCATGCTAACAGAAGCTTTTACGGCAAATGGAAGTACAAATACTTTTACAATTAATGCTGGGCAAACTGTTAATACTATTCTTGTAGTAGTTAATGGTGTATTATTAAGACCTACTACTGATTACACCGTTTCTGGAACTACTTTAACAATTACTTCCCCAACACTAAATAGTGGAGCTCAAATAATTGTCCGAGAGCTATTAGGTGACTCAGTAAGTGCTCAATCAATAGCACAAATTGCTACAGACGCATCAACCGTCTATTCAATAGCGTTAGGATAAAAAAATATGGCAACAATATTTATAAATGCAATTTCAAACGGTGTAGGTACTGCTGAAGTAATTAATTTTACTGCTACGGATAAGTCAATTATTATTGGAGGTAATCTAAGCAATCTTTTGACTACATCAGTACCTGTTAACATAATACTTCGCAGAGGTACTACCGATACTTATATTCATAAGAATAAACGTATTGAGGCAGGCGATGCTTTTGACGTATTCAAAGGTACTAAACTAGTACTTGCATCAGGAGATAAATTAGTTATCTCTTCTGGCATAGCATCCAGTATAGATGCTGTATTTTCTATATTACAGGGGGTCGCATAATGGCTGGAACTTTTGAACCAGATACGTTTCTTGACACAGCTACAGAAATAGCTGACAAGGTATTTTACGGTTTTAATTTTAACCCAGAAACTGGGAAATTATATATGACTATTCTAGACGGCAATGAGCCCGTTAGTTTACCACAACCAGTATATAATATAGATAGAAATCAATACCAAGCATGGTTTTGGTCAAAGAACAGCGTACTATTTTACTGGGGTGATAATAGTACAGTATGGAAAAATAAATTATTAATGAGGATTCTATAATGGGACAAATTCTTGACTTAGGAAAATTACGCCTATCTTTTCAAGGCAACTGGGTATCAACTACTGTATACGAATACAATGATGTAGTTCGCTACGGTGGAAATGTTTATGTTTACGTTTATCCTGTTAATGAAAGCGGCAATTTACCAACAAATACCAATTTTTGGTCATTGTTGGTAGAAGGTATTAAATTTAGGGGAGTGTATAACCCTTTAACAGCTTATAAAGTTGGTGATGGTATTGCGTATGGTGGTAAAGTATATATTGCTATTGCTGATGGTAGTGCAAATACACCCCCTAATGCTACTTACTGGTCTCAGTTTGCTGATGGTATTCAGTACGAAGGTAGCTACTCAGATGCAGCTACCTATCAAAGAAATGACGTTGTAACATATGGTGGATCATCATATATAGCTAAAATAGACAGTACTGGAAATAATCCTATAAATACAACTTATTGGGACAAACTAGTAGATAGTATATCTTTTGGAGGAAGCTGGAATTCAGCAACAGCTTATCCCGCAGGAAAAATTGTCAGCTATGGTGCTAACACTTTTAAAGCAACTACTAATTCTACCAATCAATTTCCTACAATAGCCAATGGTAGCTTAAATTCTGCTTACTGGGAAGTATTTACGGAAGGTTTCCGTACAAAAGGTACTTGGACAACTGCTACCGAATACTTTATAAATGATATTGTTATTCGTGGTGGAACAAGCTATGTATGTCTTTTAAAACACCCATCCACAACTTTTGCTACTGATTTGTCCGCTTCTAAGTGGGCACGATTTGCAAGTGGTTTTCAGTGGAAAGATGCTTGGGCAGCTGCTACAGTTTACGTTAAAGATGATATTGTTAAAAGTGCAACAGGCAGCGTTTATATAGCTGTTCAAGATCATACTGCTGCTTCTGATTTTAACACTGATGTCTCAGCTGGTAAATGGCAAGTATTTGTAGTAGGTGCATCAGACGTACTACCTGCTCTTGAAGTAGGAGATAGTGGTAGAAGTTTAACAGTTAATGCAGCTGGTAATGCTATCGATTGGTTAGGAGCTACTGAAAGCCAAAATGTTCGATATGTAGCACCACATGGAACAGACACAGCAACTAGTGGTAAGAATTTATCTACTCCTTATGCTTCTATTCGTTATGCTTGTGATAATATTGGCACTAATGGTGGCACAATTTTTGTCAGTACAGGTACATACAGCGAACAATTACCAATAGTAATTCCACCAAACGTAGCTATTGTTGGAGATAATCAGCGTACAGTAAATATTCAGCCTAAATCTGGTAACAGTGACGATGGTGTTACACCAAATAACCAATCAACAATGTTTTTAATGAGCAACGGCTCAATTATAAACAAAGTTACTATGAGAAATATGACTGGCTGGATCCCAGGAAGTACTGCTGCTGATGTTACTACTTCTGCTATAAAAGGTGTTGTAGTTCGACTCAACCCAGCATCACCCATTACTAGTAAGTCTCCTTATGTTTTGGAATGTTCGTTTATTGGTTCAGGCGCTATTGGTGCCTTAATTGATGGATCAGTCCATACAACAGGCAACAAAAGTATGATTTTTCATGCTTACACTGTTATTAATGATAACGGTGTTGGCTACTGGGTTAAAGATGGTGGTAAGTCGGAGATTGTAAGCGGCTTTACTTATTATTGCTATTTTGGCTATACAGCAAGTGGTGGTGGATTTATCCGCGCACTTAATGGCAATAACAGTTACGGAACTTGGGGAGCAGCTAGCCGAGGATATTTATCAGACGAAACTCCAACAGTAGGTACCGTATTTGGACAGCAGTTAAACTTCTTGTATCAAGGCGGCAACATTGTAGCAGGTGATACAATTACTTCTAGTTCTGGTGCAACAGCTACAGTAACCAACGTTCAAACGAGTGCTAATAAAGTTTATGTTACTGGTGCTACTGGTACATGGACACTTGGTGATACTTTAACATTTACAAGTGGTGGTACAGGTACTGTAAGTGCAGGTGCTTTACAGAATCAAAAAGGTTTTGTACTCGTACTAACTGGTTTAACATCAGCTGTTCATCCAGGTACTTCTATTAGTATTGCAGACGATCCGATTAGCTATGTTATACAAAGCACATCAGGTACTTATGCTGATACCTCAAGCAAAATTGTTGTTGTACTAGCGCAAGAAAAACCCACTGGAAGTGCAAGTGGTACTAGTGTTACAATAAGATATAAATATTCACAAATCCGTTTAACAGGACATGACTTTTTAAGTATTGGTACAGGTGGAACAGCTACTACTAATTATCCTGGTACACCTACACAACCTGCTGCTCAAGGTAATGAAGTTGATGAAGCATACCCAGGTCGTGTTTACTTTGTATCTACTGACCAAGATGGTAACTTCCGAGTTGGCGAATATTTCCGTATTGATCAAGCTACTGGACGTGCAACTTTAAATGCTAACGCATTCGATTTGGCAGGTTTAACAAGTTTAAAACTTGGTTCAATTGGTGCTCAACTCGGTGAAACTATTAATGAGTTTTCATCAGACGCTACATTGAGTGGTAATTCAAATACTGCTATTCCTACTGAATATGCTGTAAAAACTTATGTAGATACCAACCTTGGTAACGTATCTGGCTCATTAAATTCAGTTCGTGGAGATAGTTATACGTTTACTCTTCCCAGTAACCAAACTTTTACAAACGCTACATACAGAGCTTCTTTTGTAAGTGGTGGTAGCAGTTTTGTTTGGGCATTGACTGGCACACCACCAAGTGGCATGACAATTAACCAAAGCGGTGTTTTGTCAAACGGTACTGCGGTTATTACACCAGGTACTTATAACTTTAACATTACTGTTACTAGCGGAGACGTAACAGCCACTCGTCCAATAACCATTATTTCGAGTGCTTCAATTCCTTCTTTTAGTACTCAATTGTTCCCCGGCTCATTGACTCCTGATACAGCATTCACGATCAATGCTGCTACGGCAACTAATCCAGGAAACACTGCAATTGCCTATACTGTAAGTGCTGGTTCTTTACCAAGTGGTATGACATTAAACGCAACCACTGGTGCAATTACTGGAACTGCAGGACCTTCTAGCCAAACTCCAATAAACTACTCATTTACCGTTTCAGCTTCGTCTGGTGGTTATACCAAAACAAAAGTGTTTAGCGGCCAGTTTTACTATTTTGTAGTTCAAGGTCAAGCCTTGTTCGGCACTAACGTAGGAACTGGAACGTTTACTTGGATTGCTCCTAAGGGCGTTGGCAGTGTATCTGTTGTTGCTGTTGGTGCTGGTGGTAGCGGTCCAAGAAGTTATAACTCATCTGCAGCTGGAGGTGGTGGAGGTGGATTAGGTTGGAAAAATAATATTGCAGTAACTCCTTTACAAAGCTATACCGTTCAAGTAGGCATTGGTGGTCAAAGTACTAGCTACGGCTCTACCGATCTACGTGGAGGTAATTCCTTCTTTATATCAACTTCTACTGTAGCAGGTTACGGAGGCGGTCACAGATCTGTTGGAGGAACTAGCGGTCCCAATCAAAATGGTAGTACTGGTGGTGGATGGTTTGGTGATGGCGGTGGTGCTGGCGGTACTGCAGATAGTTCCTATAACCCAGGCGGTGGTGCTGGTGGCTATTCAGGAAATGGTGGTAACAGTCCCAGTGGCTATGGTAACGGCGGTGGCGGTGGTGCTGGACAAAGCTATTCTTCTACTTATGGTTATCCCAGTGGCGGTGGAGTTGGTTTACTAGGTCAAGGTGAGAATGGTATATCAGGTTCCATGCCTTGGACACCAAGCGGTGGCGGTAGCGGTGGTTGCGGCGGTCCTGGTTCTTGGGGTGGTCCAGGCTCTGGTTCATGGAACTGGAATAATGGACGAACTAATCCTAGTATCGGGCAAGGTGATCGTGGTATGTATGGCGAGAATCCTTATTCAAGCACAGGCGAAACTTCATCCAACTTACGTGGTGGTGATTACGGCGGCGGTGGCGGTGGTCAAGGCGATAGTTGGACACAGGCCGGTGGCGTTGGTGGTCAAGGTGGTGTGCGGATTATTTGGGGCAATGGACGTTCATTCCCATCTACAAATACCTTGAACGTAACACCTGCAGCCTTGACATAAATTAAATCGGAGAATTAAATGAACTTTTACATCAAAGTGGTTAACGGGAGCCCCGTTAACCACCCCATACCTGAGCAAAATATTTTAGAGGCTTTTGAAATTTCTGAAATTACACAAGACTTTTTAAACGAACAGCAGTTTGTTCGTTTCGAAAGACGAGATGTTCCTAGCGGCTCTATTGGTATTTCGGAAAATGGATATGAACTTTGTGAAGACGGAGTAGTTCGTAGTGTAATTATTACTCGAGAACTAACTCAAGAAGAAAAGCTAGAAGAGTGGATTCGCCGCCCACGCAGCTTCTACTTAGCTCAAAGTGATTGGACTCAGTTACCTGATGCTCCTTTAACCGAAGCTAAAAAAGCTGAATGGGCTACTTATCGTCAACAGCTTCGAGATATGCCTACTGTCCATGCTAATATTCAAGATATTTCGGAACGTGTAATACCCGTAATGCCATCTAAATAAATAAATAAATAAATAACCAAGACAAAGCGGAGAAATACCGCTTTGTTAAGGTTCCTTCATATAAAAAAGAAACTAAGGTTTTAAATGTCATTAAGAGAATTGATTAAACAAGAACATGATGCTGCTGAAAATCATCCTTTTATAAAAAAACTTTTTTCTGGTAGTATTACTAAAGAAGAATATGCAACATTTTTGTATAACCAAAAGTATTGCTATACTGCTTTAGAAGATAAAGCTGAAGAATTAGGTTTGTTAGTGGGTATTGAAGCTATTAAAAGAGCAACAAAGATTTCAAAAGACCTACAAGACTTACAAGTAGAAAACAAAGAAGTATATAGTAGTACAATTAAGTATTGCGACTATATTAATAGTTGTTCAAAAGAGCAGTTGTTAGCGCATATCTATGTCCGTCATTTTGGGGATATGTATGGGGGTCAAATGCTTAAGAAAGTAGTTCCAGGCTCTGCATCAATGTATGAGTTTGAAAATAGGGTAGATTTAATAAATGAAGTTAGAAAGAAGCTGAATGACAAATTAGCTGATGAAGCAAAATTAGTATTTGCTTTTGCTACTGAACTATTTACAGAGTTAGCCAATGAGTACAATATTCAATAAGTTAAAAGCTCATGCTGCGGAGTTGGAAGCAATTCTTGCTGCAAGGGCTTTTTGTTTGCCAAGTGAAATCACCTCAGAATGGTACACTAAAAATTTTTCAAGTGCTTGGGTTCGCAGAGCCAACCTAGACGTTATTGATGTATCGGAATCCAAAAAATTGTATATGATGCACTTGTGTATATTTCCACATACATACGATGCGGCACCTATATATGGGTTTGATATTATAGCTGGTACAAATAAAATAACAGGCGCATTTTTAGATTTTTCTCCTACAGGCGACCCAGAACATCCATTATGTAAATGGTTTCAAGAGTTTGTAGAGCCTACGTCGTGGGCTAAACCACGAGAACTGCCTGAATGGGCAAGAAATATATTTAGCAATCGTATGGTTGCTGCCGGAAATATTAATACTGATTTTGAACTATCAGTATTGTTAGAGATTTCTAAGAAGTCATTAGTATACTACTTAGACAATATATCAAAGTATCGCCCAGCGTTAAAATACGAAGAAATGGTCGAAGCTAACAATTTTACTGACAAACAAAATTATTATTGTCAGCAACAAAAGTGCAACCCACATACTCCAAGAGTATTAAAAACATTAGGGTTTAACGATGAACAAGTACATGAGTACATTCATAAAGAATTATTTCCTGAAATCCACGTTTAAGGTTGAGTATTTAGATTACTTAGCACGATTAGTCTATTGGGAAACCCCAAATATTATTATTAACTCAATAGGTGTAGATAAATGAGTATAGCAACAAATTTAGCAAAACTTGGCTTGGGCGTAACCGAACCCGGAATACTTACGCCTCAAAAAGGCGGTACTGGTACAACAACTTATGTACCCGGCGGAAGCAGTAGTTCTCCTACTGTTACTTCTATTGTTTACACAGGTGATGACACTGCTGCTAATCCCGCAGGCGGCAGCACAGTTACCCTAAATGGTACTAATTTTGCTGCAGGAGTTAATGTACTAATAGGTAATACACAGGTTAATACAGTTACTCGTGTCTCAACAACTCAAATTACTTTTGTAGCGCCTGCAAATGCTGCTGGAAGCTATATTATTTACGTTATTAACACAGATGGCAGCGCAGCTATTAGTGTTCCTGGAATACAATATTCGGGTGTCCCTGTTTGGTCTACTAGCGCAGGCAGTTTAGGCACTGAAGGTACTTCTGTAAGTTTTTCAACTACCTTAGTAGCAACAGGTGATGCACCTATTTCTTACGCAATAGTAAGTGGTTCTTTACCCGCAGGAATTAATCTTAATACTTCTACAGGAGTTATTAGTGGTACTACCCCTAGTGTTACTAGTCCAACTACCTATAACTTTACTGTAAGTGCTATAGATGCCCAGAATCAAGACACTAGTAGAGTATTTAGTTTAACTGTTCAACCTTCTACAGCAACAAGCTTTACTGCTCAAGCTGTTGGAGGAGGAGGCGGAGCTGGTAGTAATATTCCAGGTGGCGGAGGTGGCGGAGGCGGAGTATTAACCATATCAAATATAGTTGTTACGCCTGGGGCAGCTTATGCTGTTACTGTAGGTGCTGGTGGCAATGCTGGTCAAAATGGTAGCAACTCAAGTGTTATAGGTAATGGTGTCAACTTAGTTGCTATTGGCGGCGGACGTGGTTCAAGAGTAGGACTGGCTGCTTCTACAGGAGGTTCTGGTGGTGGTGGAACTTGGGGTGGCTCAAGTTATAATCCAGGACAGTCAGGTACTTCAGGGCAAGGTAACTCAGGTGGTAACGGCTCGTATAGTTCAAGCGCAAGCACAGACATGGGCGGTGGCGGTGGCGGTGCAGGAGGCTCAGGATCTAGTTCTAGTGGTAGCACGGCGGGTAATGGCGGACCAGGAGTATCTAGTCTATCAGGTGGTGCTATTGTTGGTGGCGGTGGCGGTGGTAGTATGAGTGGTGCTTACGGAAATCAAGGGCAACCATTTGGACCAGGTACTGCGGGTACTGGAACTGGTGGCGGTGCATTTGGTCAGGCTGGTGGCAGTGGAAGGGTAGAAATAAGATATTCAGACGCATTTAGTCTTGCTTCCGCAACTACTGGCTCTCCTATTGTTGGTACTTTCGGCGGGTATAGATACTATATTTGGACTACAGTTGGTACTTGGTCAATCACATTTTAATTAAGTAAAGGTATAGCCTATATGGGTATTTCGTCATATTTATCAAAATTCGCATTAGGTATTACACCCGAAGGATTATTAAGCCCCACATATGGGGGTACGGGGACAACAACTGGTGGTGGTAATTCTCCAACTATTACTTCTATTGGTTATATAGGTGACGATACTGCTACTAATACAGCGGGCGGTGGCAGTGTTACTATAAACGGCACTAATTTTGCAACCGGCGTTACTGTATTAATTGGAGACGTACAAGTTAGTCAAGTTAGTCTTGTTAGTTCTACGCAACTTACTTTTGTAGCGCCAGCAAACGTTGCAGGAAGCTATATTCTTTATGTTGTTAATACCGATGGTGGAGTAGCTATTAGCGTATCAGGTATACAATATTCGGGCGTACCTAGTTGGACTACTGCTGCTGGTAGTTTGGGTACTCCTAATGCTTCTACAAGTTTTACGACTACACTAGCAGCAACAGGTGATGCACCTATTTCTTATTCAGTAGTTAGCGGAGAATTACCAGCTGGTATTAGTCTTAACTCTTCTACAGGAGTTATTAGCGGCACTACTCCTAATATTTCTACCTCTACTACATATAATTTTACAGTACGTGCTTCAGACGCACAAAATCAAGATACTAGTAGAGCTTTTAGCTTAGGTGTAATAGCTGTTCCTCTTGCTCCTTCAATTATAGGCGAACCATGGGGCGGTGGATATTATGCAGGTAAAATTAGTACTTCTGGAAACGGCGTTGCTACTCATTATTTGATTGTTGCACCTAAATCAACAGAAGTATTCGGTAAGACGTTTACAAGCGGTACTGCTAATAATGCTTCGTCTGATATAGATGGTCCAACTAATACAGCTAATCATGCAATCCAGGGTTCAAATGCAGCACAATACTGTCAAGATTTAGTTACAGGTGGATACAGTGATTGGTATTTACCATCCAAAAATGAACTTGAAACAATATATTATTTCTTAAAACCAACAGAAGGTAATAATACAGGATATCAAGCAGGTGCAACTCACACAAATGCAGTTTCGCCTGAACCACTAAATACAGCTTACACTTCAACGGTACCTGGTCGAACTACTGCTTTAGCATTTCGACAAGGAGGCGGACAACATTTTGAACCGTCAGCAGGTACGCCCAACTATCCATATTGGTGCTCTACGGATCATTGGAGTGACGCACGAGTACAACGATTTGATTCTGGCAACCAAGAAGTTTATCCCAGGGGGCTCGGAGCGTGGACAAGAGCAGTCAGACGTATACCTGTTTAATCAATAAAATCAACAATACGCAAGTATTATAAGGAATATTCATGACCCTAATTGTTGAAAAGACACTAGATCCAGAATTAATAGTGCCTGTAGCCAAGGGAGGCACAGGCACACCTACTCCAGGACTTGTACAAGGTCCTAATATTACAATTACGGGCACTTGGCCAAATCAAACAATAATAGGTACGGGTAATATACAAGGTCCAACAGGTGCACAAGGACCAACAGGTTCTCAGGGTATTCAAGGAGTTACGGGGCCTACAGGGCCCACAGGCTCTACCGGTTTAGGTTTTACAATTGCAAAAATTTACGCTAGTGTTGCTGCATTAATTGCCGATACTTCTCCTAGTGGAATTGTCGCAGGACAATTTGCAATTATTGACACAGGAAACGTTAACGATACAGACAATGCACGATTGTATTTGTGGAATGGTACAAACTACACTTATACAACAGATTTAAGTGGTGCTAGCGGAATTCAAGGTCCTCAAGGTACTCAAGGTAATCAAGGTCCTACAGGACCTACAGGTATTCAGGGTATTCAAGGCATTACTGGCCCAACAGGGCCTACAGGTGCTCAAGGCATCCAAGGCATCCAAGGCATTACAGGTCCTACAGGGCCTACAGGTAATCAGGGGGTTCAAGGTGTTACAGGCCCAACAGGTGCTCAAGGCTTAGTAGGAGCAGCATCAACAGTAGCAGGCCCTACAGGCGCTCAAGGTACTGTAGGCCCAACAGGTGCTCAAGGTATTCAAGGTATTCAAGGTATTCAAGGTATTCAAGGTGTTACAGGCCCAACAGGAGCAAACGCTTTATGGAATTTTACTGGTGCTTACAGCGGCGGGGCTGAATATGCAGTCGGCGATGTAGCAACATATAACGGACAGACCTGGTACCGTATCAACTCTAATGGCGGTAATGTTGGCGACACCCCCGTAGAAGGAACATTCTGGAGACTTATTGCAGCAGCAGGTGCTACAGGTGCTACAGGTGCTACAGGCGGTCAAGGTTTACAAGGCATTCAAGGTACTGTAGGTTTAACAGGTGCGCAGGGTCTACAAGGTATTCAAGGTGTCAAAGGCGACACTGGGAGTCAAGGCCTGCAAGGTATTCAAGGTGTCAAAGGCGACACTGGTGATCAAGGTATACAAGGTATACAAGGCCTACAAGGTATTCAAGGTGTCAAAGGCGACACTGGCAATCAAGGTATTCAAGGTATTCAAGGTGTCAAAGGCGACACAGGACTTGGATTTGCAATTGCAAAAACATATTCTAGTGTAGCAGCACTAACGGCAGATACAGCACCAACAGGAATTTTAGCAGGTCAATTTGCTGTAATCAATACTGGTAATGTTGAAAATCCAGAAGATTCTAGATTATATCTATGGAACGGAAATTCTTATACTTATACAATTGATCTTAGCGGAGCTAGCGGTTTACAAGGTCCTCAAGGTATTCAAGGTGTTACAGGTCTTACAGGTGCTCAAGGTATTCAAGGTGTCAAAGGCGACACTGGTGATCAAGGTATTCAAGGTATTCAAGGTATTCAAGGTGTCAAAGGCGATACTGGCAATCAAGGTATTCAAGGTGTCAAAGGCGACACTGGTGCTCAAGGAATTCAAGGTATCAAAGGAGACACTGGTGCTCAAGGAATTCAAGGAATTCAAGGAATTCAAGGAATTCAAGGAATTCAAGGCCCCGAAGGGACTGTTCCTAATACTAGTAGTTTTGTTACTCTTACAGGCTCACAATCTGTATCCAACAAAACAATTAGAACTTTTAAAGAAAACGTATCTATTAATGATCCATTTAATTGGTCAACAGCAACACAGGTAAATCTTGATGTTCTTGAAGCACCTATTAAAATTTTTAGTAATCAGGCAACAAGTAATTTTACTATAAATGTACGCGGTGACGTTTATACTACTTTAGGCTCAATTCTTGCTAATAATGAATCTATAACAGTGAACTTTTTTGTTAGAAATTTATACAATACTACCTATTATCCTACAACATTTAAAATTGACGGTGTAACAGTAACACCACAATTTCAAGGTGGTGCCACCATTGTTTCTGCTAATGCTAGCGATCTTTATGTAATGTTTATCGTTAAAGTTCCTGGTGACTGGAGAGTGTATGTTTCGCAAACAAAGTTTGGATAAGGACACCTAATGCCATTGTCTATTTCAACAGGTTTTAGTAAAGCACTGGGTTTTACAGGTTCAACTGCAGTACTTCCATCAGGCGCAGTATATAGTTTTGTTGTTAGTCCTTTTGGTGCTAACAGTGTTTACAACCCTATGGTTTCCGTACCCCCCGTTTTACTAGAAACTAGTAACAACATAAATGCTCAAACTTTTGTATTTTATGTGCATGGTGCTGGTGCAAATGCAGGTTATGTGGACGGTAGACCACTGTTCTGGAACATTAAACACATAACAACAAGTGTAGCTGATTTTGGTGAAACTTCAGGCACATTTATTTCCAACAATTGGGGACTATCAAAATATAACCCAGGTTACTCTTGGTACAACAATCCCTATGGAGAAGAGCTAGCTCGTTTTGGAATATATACAATTGCCGAAAATGTTACTGAAGGTACAGAAACTTTTCAAGTAGAAATCCGAGAAGCTTCTTTTAGCGGCCCTGTAGTGCTTACAAGCTCCGTAATTAGTTTAGCAGATACTAGCGCACCGCCAACGTTTAGTTTTGATACTGCTTGGAATGACTCTATTAGTCAAGGTGGTTTAAATGAAGGATCTGTTTACGAATTTAGAGTTAGAGGATTTAATTTGTCAACTGGTGAAGAATATCCACGCTTAGCACCCTATCCCGAGGGTTGGCGCATCTACTATACTATTGATGGTAGGCCACTTAATTATAACTACCCACACCCGGACTACTATACTTGGGCTATTGATCATAATGAAGGCAACATATACGCCCAACAATTACTACCAGCACAACATATATATATTAAACAAGCAGAATATTTTGATAATGTACCACGCCCTGGATATGGTAGCCCAACAAACACTACTAGAAAAGAAACTTTTGGTACAGGCAAGTTTTATATACAAGTGCGCAATGATGGTGTAACCGAAGGCCCTACAAATCATGTAATAGAGCTTAGAGGATCACCTATGAACGCAGACTATACCGCTGGTCCGCTAATAGCAACGTACCCATTTACTATTAACGCCAACAGTACTTAATAGTACTACTTTTTTTAACTAACTAAAATAATAAAAAATGAAAATAGCAGTTTACGCTATCAGTAAAAACGAAGAACAATTTGTTGAACGTTTTTGTAAATCCGCAACAGATGCTGATCTTATCCTAATTGCGGATACTGGCTCCACCGACAACACAGTTGCCGAAGCCAAAAAATACGGTGCTGAGGTATACAACATTTCAGTTAAGCCTTGGCGATTTGACAAAGCACGCGATACTGCACTAAACTTAATCCCTGGGGATTACGACGTATGCATTTCGCTAGACTTAGACGAAGTCTTAGAACCAGGTTGGCGAGAAGAAATCGAACGAGTATGGACAGCAGAAACAACTCGACTTCGTTATAAATTCGACTGGGGTCAAGGCATTAGCTTCTTCTATGAAAAGATTCATCATAGAACAGGTTACCACTGGCATCACCCAGTTCACGAATATCCTCGCCCAGACAATCGCACAAAAGAAATATACGCGCAAACTGACATGTTGTTAGTTAGCCACCATCCTGACAACACTAAGTCACGAGGACAGTATATGCCGCTATTAGAGCTAGCTATTGCTGAAGATCCACACTGTCCTCGTAATGCATTTTATCACGCACGAGAGTTGACTTTCTACAGTCGCTGGGAAGAAGCCATTACTTATCTTAATAAGTATTTAGCAATGCCAGAAGCAACCTGGGTAAATGAACGTTGTTATGCTTATAGATTATTAGGTAAATGTTACTCAGAATTAGGCAACTGGGAAATGTCAATTAAGATGTTCCGTTTAGCTATTGCTGAAGCGCCTAATACTCGCGAACCTTGGGTAGGACTTGCAGAAACGTGTTATAGACTTAATATGTGGTTAGACTGCTACTCTGCCTGTAAATCAGCACTAGCAATTACAGATAAAGCACTAGTATACACTATGGACCCTAGTGTATGGGCTGAAAAACCTTATGATTATGCTTCTATTGCAGCATGGCACTTAGGTTTTAAAACAGAAGCTGTAGAATTTATAAAGAAAGCACTAGAGTTTGCTCCTAGTGATATACGACTACAAAATAACTTAAAGAGTATGAACTAATATGTGGATATTGCAATTTTTACCTAACTGGATATTTTACGCACTACTACTAGCCGGTGTAGCTGCATTTTTAATTACGCACTTTGTTAAATTGTTGCCAAATGCACAGTTAATTCAAGCAGCAAGCGTTGCAGCAGTTGTTATAAGTGTTTACATGATAGGTGCTATATCAAACAACGATGCATGGCTAGCTAAAATAAAAGATCTAGAGGTAAAAGTAGCTGAGGCAGAAGCTAAATCAGCAACTGCTAATAGCGAGATTGTGGAAAAAACTATGATTAAAACTCAAATAGTTAAACAACGTGGTCAAGACATAATTAAGTACGTAGATCGCGAAGTAGTTAAGTTTGACGCTAATTGTGTTGTTCCCAAAGAATTTGTTGTAGTACATAACCAAGCAGCAGAGGCACCAAAGAAATGAAGTTTTTATTAATCCCACTAATTTTATTGGTTAGTGCCTGCACAACTGTTCCAGTTACAGCAAAGTTTCCACAAGCTCCAGGCGCATTAGTGCAAGAGCCTTGTCCTAACCTGCAAAAGCTTGAAGAACAAGCTAAACTGTCAGATGTGGCAAAAACCATCACAGTTAATTATTCAGAATACTATATGTGTGCTGTTAAGCTAGAAGCCTGGCAGCGTTGGTACAGTGAACAAAAAACCATTTATGAAAGCGTAAAGTAATGGAACTAACTCTCATTCAACTAAAACAAATTGTTGACAAAAATCCCTACATAGAGTACTGGCACAAAGCTTTAGTACAACTACTACCAGATTACGAGATCAATACTCCACAACGTATGGCTGCGTTTTTAGCACAGTGTGCTCACGAGTCGGGTGGTTTTCGAGCAATCAAAGAAAATTTAAATTATCGTGCAGTTACACTCAGGAAGATTTTTGGTAAATACTTTCCCACAGACGAGATGGCAGCACAGTATGCAAACAAACCAGAAAAAATTGCCAATTTAGTCTATGCTAACAGGATGGGCAATGGCGGTCCAGAGTCGGGAGATGGTTATCGTTACTGCGGTCGTGGGTTAATTCAACTAACAGGCAAAGACAATTACTTTTGGTTTGCCTCTTCATTAGAAATTAGTCCAGAAGAAGCCAGCGAGTACATGGAAACTTTTGAAGGTGCTGCGCAGTCGGCATGCTGGTTTTGGGAAACAAATAAGCTAAATCAGTGGGCAGATGCCGACGATATACTTACCCTAACCAAACGCATCAACGGTGGCACTATCGGCCTAGAAGATCGTATAAAACACTATGAACATGCCAAGCATGTACTAGGAGCATAA